ACTATGTTGAATCAGATTCGTAGTTCCATCCCGCAGATGACCCGAGGACCGGAAGGTGTTGGACTGAAGCCGATCTTTCATTCCGTGAGAGACATTGCTTTGATCCTCGACAAAACCGTTGCGGCCGGTTACGGTTATTTGAAAGCGGGTACGGTGATGGCCGTGAATGCTTCTGCGGCAGGAAATGTTGGGAAGCTTGTTCCGTATGTGCCCATCAGCACGGCGGTTGTTCTTGGCAAGGATTCGGCCATTGGTGTTGCTCCGATGGTTCAGAATGGTTCGTCCGGACATTTTTATGTGTCCTTGGATGATGCTTACAAATTTGTTGTCGGAGATGATGTCTTCTTTGACAATGACAGTGACGAAGGTCCCGTGGATATGGGCACCATTACCGCCATTGATGTGACGACATCTACTCTGTATGCGGATATCACATGTTCCGCTTACGAATCAACGAACGCTACGGTGGCCAAGAAAGCGTATGCTTACGTCAAAACGTATGCTTCAGATCCTTACACGATTGCGAAGTATATCCTTGACAAGGATATTGATACCGGTGTTGGTTCCGATTCTCTGGGAGCCTTGACTTCCGTAGTTGTCTCCAATGCCATTCTTTACAAGAACAACCTGATCAACCTGACCGCAGAGGCCATTACTGCTCTCGGTGTTGAAGATGGTCGTTTCTTCATTTTGAAATAAGGAGGTCGGGATAACTATGAAAGGTTCAATGAGTATTCCCGCATTACAGCTTGTCACATTGAATAAGCTGATTTCCAAGTTCAACAGACCGCCGAGTACCTTCTTCTCCAATCTGTTTCCGACTTCGCAGTATGATTCGGATACGATTGAATGGGAAATTGAGTACGGTTCTGGCGGAATGACTCCGTTTGTGGCTCCCGGCGCCGTTGCTCCGGCCATCGGAATTGATGGTATCGGATCTGCTTCCGCGAAAGCCGCTTTCTGGAAAGAAAAGATGTACTTCGATGAGGAGTTTCTGAACAATATGAGGGAGCCGGGTTCGGTTGCCACATATCTGAGGGCAGAACGTCAGCTCTCCCGTGGTGCCCAGAAACTTCGTTACCGTGTAGATCGTCGGCGTGAATGGATGGTTGCCCAGATGCTCATGAACGGCACTCTGACGTACACCCAGAAAGGTGGAATTAAGTTCACCTTGTCTTACGGTGTTCCGACCAGTCATTTCGTGACCCTCGATGATGACCGTAACTGGAAAGATGGGGCTTCCAAAAATGCCATGGAAGACATCTTCGACGCCAAGCAGACTCTGGCGGATGATGCGATGGTTGTTCCTCGCTATACCATCATCAATTCCCAGATGCTGAAAGTCCTCATGTTCGATACCTCCATCCAGGCACTGCTTCATAAGAGTGCTTTCGGTGATGGTGATCTGTTCAGTCGTCCTTCCCAGGTTATAGGTTCCCTTCTGGGTGTCGGTGAACTGACCCTCTATGATGAGCTTTACGAAGTTCAGGCATGGTTGACTCAGAACACTTCTGGTACCACGATTTATCTGGATGATGTTTCTGACTTTGAAGTTGGCGGCAAAGCCCGCTTCTACAACATGAAGGCTTACAACACCTACGAGGATGAAGTCATTACCGCAGTTGATGTGGAAAATGGTACCATCACCGTCGGTCAGGCCCCGTCCACCACGTTTATCGGTGGTCAGGATAAAGTCGTCATGCGGAAGAAATTCATTCCGGACAATGTTCTGTTCATGTTCACCGACTCTCAGGATGGTCAGAAGATCGCCGAATTCATGGAAGCACCTTATGGCAACACCCGTCGGTGGGGTTTCTTCGCCGATACAAAGGATGAATGGGATCCTGAAGGTGTCTGGATCCGTGTCCAGGACAAAGGTCTGCCGGTTCTGTACTACCCCGACACGACCTACAAGATCACCGCATTTGATCTTGAAGAGTATTAATCTCCACTGAGGAGTACAATCAATGAAAATTGAACTGTTGGTAAATTTAAAATTAGGTAATGGTGTGATTCTTGGTATGGGTACGATTGTATCCGATCAGGAATCACCCATTCCTGCTTCGATTATGAAGCGAGTGCGGCTGAAACAGGCTCGGATTATCGACGAAAGAGTTAATCCAAGATTCACAACGATAGAAATCCCGTCTTCTGAATTGGATACAACTAGAGAGTCGGTTACCGAAGAAATAAACAAATTATCAGAAGTAAAAGCAAGTCCTAAAAAGATTTTGATAAGGAGATAAGTCATGCCGAAGAAGCCTGTTCCGCCTCAGAAAGGTGGCAAAGCTGGTAAGGGTGGAAAAGGAACTGTTCCTCCGAAGAAGAAGGGTAAATAGGATAAGGAGTGAATCATGGCTGATTTAACAACCAGTGATGATCTTACTGACATTCTGAAAATTCAGCTATCCTCTTTGAACACGTTGATAACCGATTCTGGTTACGAACTAATTTGTGATCAGGTGTCCCAAGAGTTGGGTTGGTCATTTCCTGTGACCGACCCAACTAAGGTTTTATGGATGGTTAAGAGAGGAACTCGACATTCTCTCTACATCCTGATGATAGCGGCAGCATACAAGTTCAAATATAAGACGGTCAGTCTTAACCAAAGATTTGAACACTTCAGAGATTTAATCGCTGATATGGATAAAGAGTTTGAAACAGCCATGTCAGCGGATATCGCTCTGTTTGCTGGTCTTGATTCTTATAAAATGTTCGGAACAAAAATTGATGCGGGCTTTTCCTACGATCCAGTAGGTGCAGAAACCACATACAATCTCGATCAATATGTGATGTTTTCTCCCGCAGAGGAGTAAGACATGTCTGGTTTAGGCATCGACATCAAGGAAGTTTACACCGAACTTGCATCTGAGTTTACCATTGTGAACCGCTCTCCGGTTATTACTGGGGAGCGGATCCTTTTTGAAGTGAATGCTCAAGCAACCAAACCGTTTATTCGAGAACACCAACTAGACTGTACAATCCCGTATGATTCTGCTATAGAAACCGGAGATGTTGTTCTTATGAACAAGACCAATCGGTATTTTATGGTGATGAATAAAACTCCGGAAACTTTTGAAGATGAAACGGTTGAATGGGATGTTGTCCTATATTTTTGTAATTTGCCGGTTACTGCTCATTTGGTAAGACCTGTTGAAATAAGAAATAAGGTAACTTACAATATGACCAGTGGGTGGCAGGTCACCGCAGATGCCCCTTTATACGGACTATTGACCGATAGAATCACAGGTTCTGAGATTGAACAACAGAATGTGGCTGCTGGTCAGTTGCAGTTGTGGTCAATATCCTTACTACTTCCAAAATATTATGATGTTAAACCTCTTGACCGATTGATTATTTCCGCTACTGAGTATTATAAAATTGAAACAATCGAATCTTACTATTATCCTGGTGTTTACCAAATTAAATTGGTAGAAGATACCAGGAAAGCCACAGTCATTATTGATGGTGAAGTTTACGATGGTTAAGATTGAAATCAATCAAAGAGATTTAGGAAACATCTTGGAAGCTCTTGAAAAACTCAAGAAACTTGCTATGTTTGACGCTTTGGCAATTGCGGAAGAATCAGCAAGAGGGTATTCAGCACAGGTAAAAAAGAATATTTCTTCTCAAAAATATGGTGATTTTGGTGTACCTCATAAGGATTGGAAAAAGAAATCCGGTCAAACAGCCAATATGTTTTGGTATTGGTTAGGAACAACTTTCAAAGCAATTTCTCCTAAACGGGTAAGAAGAACTCCCAATGAATCTGTTTGGAGAGTAGGTATGTATGGTAATTTCGGAGGAAGTGTTTCCCCGTCTTCTGTAAATAGGGCAGCTTCCGCAGCAAAAAGAATTACTTCAAAAGAGGAACTTAAGGAAGCAATAAATAAAGCTATTAAGAAAAGAAAAGCAGCAAAGGAATCAATGATCAAAAGAGCAGCGGAAAAAGGAGTTACCCTACATGGACCGAATTCTGAATTGGTGAAGCGTCTAAATAGGGAACGAGGTTACACCAAATGAGAAAAGTTCCGATAGTGAAAGATCCTGCTGTTTATGCAGCCGCAGTTGAGTTTGGAAACAAAGCTCAAAACATTGAAGGTCGTCCATTGTTTCGTAGAACTTTGGAGGATTTTAAACCGGTAGTTCAACAAAAAGTTAATGATATTCGGAAGAAATTTAAGGATGCTTGGTCATGAATCCATTATCGTATGAAACTAATGCAAGAGGATCTTTAAAGAAATTCCTGGTTGATGCTATCGGAGATGACCACATTACTTTTGACCGCACTTTAGCATATCCTGATACCAGAGAACGTGGTGAAGATGCTGTTACTTGGTGGGTAAATGTTGTATTTGGTGAGATGGGTCGAGATGCTTTAGCGGATTTTTCGATTGACTTATATGTTTGTACTAGACAAGATGCAGAAGGTGTGTTACTTTCCGAAAAGTCCGATTTGGTCTTTTCACTTTTAACAGATTCTTCCAAGACAGATGGAATGAAACGAATTCCATTTTATGACGTTTCTTCTGATCCTTGGACAGAATTAACTGCAATGGTGGTTCAGTACATTTATGATTCACCAGTTTTTGATATTACATTACCTGAAGATGAAACGAAAGTTAAGATGCTGACGGTATTGTTCCGATGGGGAGCTGCAATCTGATGAATCAGAAAATTAAACCGAGTTTTGAAGTTTGTGAAAAGTGTGGTAAGAAATTGATTGAAAGAATGCCCAATGGTTTATGGCATTTCATGTTTGGGAAACCAATTGGAGGAGAAACAAATCCTCCTGTTGAAATGTATGTCCAGGGTAATCTGAAAATAAAATGTTTGAGAAGGAGTTGCGGTCATTGGAATATCCTTAATTACTTCCCAAACGTATTGCAATCGGATAAGACCGAAAACCTAGATTGTGCAAATAAAGATTAATGTAAATTTTTAAGGAGGTCATTATGGCTTTAACCAGAACAGGTCCGTTGACCAAAGATCCGACTGCTGTAGCCTTGGGCTTGGCCCAGATTAGAGTTGGTGTTGCTGCAACGAATATTGAAACGATCACTCCAGCTCTTGCGGCTGCTGCTTCCATTGGTGCTCTTGCCAATACGAAGTTCGTAGGCAAGACTGATTACTGGAAGTTGGAATCAGGGTTCCCGCTCCTTGAAGACTATTCTCTGCCCATTCGTGAATCGGCAGCTCTTGAATGTTCCTTCAAAGAAATCAATGTTTCCAATCTTCAGTTGGCCCGGGGTATTGATCCGTCCGATGAATACACCGATACCAGTATTGCTCTTGGTGGTTTGGTGGCGCCGGAGTTTGTGCGTATGGAAGCAATCTATACGTTCCCGAATAACCTGAAGCAGATGGCTATCATCTTTCCCCGAGCCAATGTTGTTTCGTCTATCGAAATTGATCTGAAGGCGGAAGATGCTGCCACGATTCCGATTACCATTGAAGCGAAACGAGCTGACTCTGGCATCACCGACGGTGGTAATGCTGCATGGGATGAGATGCCTCTCGGAACCATTGTCTTTCTCACCGGTGGGGACATGGTATAATTTTCATCGGTTAATTTGTCTTGCACTCTCCCCCGTCGAAAATAAAGAAGACGGGGGAGAAGCCTTAAATAAGGAGATATGAAATGGGAACACTGAATCCTGATATTAGGATAATCCGATACGGAAAAAAAGAACTCACCGAAGTTACGATTTACCCTCTTTCCGTTAGAGATCAATTTAAACTGGTTGATCTAATCACTTCTGTCGTCCAAGACCTTGCTTCTGTGCAATCAGGGAATTTGAATGATCTGACTTTTGTAAGTTTGGTCATGAAAGCTGTCGAGGAAAATGTGACCAAGATTTTGGCCATTTGTGCGGATATAGAAGAATCTCAGGCTGATGAAATTATCGGATCCATGACCAATACACAGTTGGCTGATCTGGTAGAATCCATTTGGAACACTGACTTTGAACCGATGTTAAAAAAAGGGAAGAGCCTCTTCGACCGGGCCAAGAGCATGTTCAGTTCGAGGAGATCGTTACCGGATTCCTCCAATTCTACCCTCAATATCGGCTCGAACACATCTACCGAAGAAGTTTCAAAGACGGAGGAATAACTTTAGCCCAACTAGAGACATTGTTTGAACATGCAACCGAACGCCAAGTTCGGGATATGAAATTCAACGCCGTCCTTCATGGCGCAGATCCGAAGGATTTAGAAGATAAAGATTATGAGGTAATTGACCGAAAAGAAAATCTGTTATTCGGAGATCCTGCTGAATATGCGAACATGAACCAAGAGGAACGGGACGCTTTATCTGAAAAGATGGAGAAGAAGTTCACGAAATGGGCAGGAAAATCTCCATTAGCTCCGGAGAAAAGGAAATAAGAGATGGCTGAAGAAACAAAAGATTTGGGGTTAGGTGTTTTATTTTCTGCTTCTATCGGAGATTTCACTTCACAAATAACGGCAATCCAGGATCGTCTAAAATCCTTTGCCAAAGAAATTGAAGCTTACGGTAAGATCAGTGAGAAGTCTGTGGCTGATCTTACCGCAGCTACTACCAAAGCCAATAAAGCTGCTACGGCTGCCAATGATACAGCCGATAAACTGAACAAGCAACTTGAGGCTTCCAACAAAAAACTCAAAAACTCCATTGATGAAAAAGCCACTGCGGAGACGAAAGCCACATCTGCTGCAAAAGCTCATAGCAAGACATTAGAAGATGTTCGAGCGGATATGAAAGGTTTGGATGCCGCTACGACTTCCCAGATTGCCTCATCTAAAATGAGTCTGCCTGTCTATGATTCACTGCAAAAGAAATTAGCGGCAAATTCAAAAGAAAGTGTGGGTTTTCGATACTCTCTGGCTCAGTTAGCTATGGAGCAAGGTCAGACCAAAATTGGTTTTGAAAACCTTGCTTCTGCTTTGGTTAAAAATGAAAAAACCATCCTGGATACAAACAAAGGTTTTGATGATCTACGTAAGACAGTAGGACCGTCTGGACTTCCTGCTAATTTCAAAAATTGGGCTGCAAATGTTGACCGGGTTCAAATGGCTCATGCTACTTTACGTGGAGAATTAAAAGTTTCTGATGGTGTGATTATTGAAGCCGGTAAGAGTGTCATTGGTACCCAACATGCTGTCCGTGCTTTAGAAAATGAGTTTGGAAAGGATAATGTTTCCAAGTATAGAACACAGATAGGTTCTTCCATTAATACGATGAGTGAATTCAAGAATGCTCTGGTAGCAAACCAAAAAGAGCAACTAGCCATGAACACTCATGTTACCGCAGCACAAAAGGCAATTAGTGGTGTAGAGAACACCATGAATGCTATGAATGCCGGAGCTGGTACTCGATGGAGAAACAATGTTAATGAATCAGGAGTAGCCGCAGACTTTCTTAGGGGAAATCTTTCCAGAGCGAATGGGGTAATTCTCCAAGCGGGAGAATCGTTTGAAAAGACCCAGACAAAAGTGGACAACTTCGGAAAGAAGTTTAAGACCAGTTTGTCCATGGAAACGATCACCACTCTCAATGAGAAAGTCGGTACTACCATCAAGACTTTCGGAGAGTATGAGAAAGCTTTAACCAGAGCAGCGGCGTCCGCAGATGAAACTGGTAGACGGAATAAGCAAGCTGGTGAACTCGTTCGGGAAATGGGAACGAAGTATCATGCTTCGGCTAACTCGGTTGATTATCTGGCAAAGAAAGTTTCTGAAGGCACAATTTCGTTTGATAGAGCTTCCAAAATCATTAAAGAGCATTCTGATCGTTCTAACGCTTTAAAAGCGGCAAACCGCTCGTTAGCTGATCAAACCGCGATATTATCAAACAAGTTTAAAGACTTGTTAGCTCCTACATCGAAGTACAGAGAAGAAGCACAAAAAATGATCGGTTCAATGGAAGCTGGAAGAGCTTCCATGACCATCACCTATGACAATCTGAATAGGTTACAGAAAGCTTATAATGAAACTCAGAAGGGTATGGAAAAGTGGAGAACTACTACCGAAACTTTTTCAAATTCTTCGGATAAGATGAGAGATAAGTTATCCAGACTTCAGACCCAGATTGACGCTGGAACAATCTCCCACAAGCAAGCTTCTGATTCAGCTACAAAGTATGCCAAGGAAATTGGTGAATTAGGAAACAGAGCGGGAAAAGCTACTGGATCAATAAACGGACTCACCCAGGGAATTATGGGTGGAGGAGCTGCTTCAAAGCTGGCTGTAAATTACATGACCAGATTAGGAGTTGCTGTTCGATCTCTTGCAGCATGGGGAGTCGGTGCGGCAATCATTGGTACATTCACTGCTGCCATTAGTGATGGTATTACTGCTATTGTCGAATTTGATCAGGCTTTGAAGAACTTGTCAGCTATTTCTGATGGTACGGAAGCTCAGATTCAGGATCTGGGAGAAGAGATGCTTCGGTTGTCCGAGACAACGAAGTATTCTGCTTCTGAGATTTCCAAAGGAGCAATCTTCATTGCTCAGGCAGGTTTCACTGCAAATGAGACTCTCCATGTTATCAGTTCAGCGGCAAAACTGGCTCAAGGTACGATGTCTGATATGGCAACGACCACAGATTTGTTGACCACAGTTCTTCGGGTATTCCAAGTTCCTGCTAGAGAATCTGCATATATTACCGATAAATTGGCTGTTGCTGCCAATAAATCCAAGACAGATATTGAAGGATTAAAGACGGCCTTCAACTACTTAGGTCCGGTTGCCCGAGCTGCTGGTTTGAGTTTGGATGGCACTCTTGCCACGATCATGGCTCTTGCGAATGCTGGTATTAAGATGTCTACAATTGGTACCAGTATGCGGCAGGTTATTTCCAGACTTGAGAATCCTACTGCAAAATTGAGAAATGCTATCCACCGAGCGGGTATGTCCATTGAAGATTTTAGTTTCAAGACACATACTCTCGGTGAAGTTGCCGCTAATATGGCTAAAATCGTTCAAGGAGATGCAGGTAATGCCCTGTCATTCTTCGGTGAACGTGCTGGTAATGCCGCTCTGATTATCTCCAACTTAGGTCCACATATGGACACTCTAGTTGGTTATATGAAAGAGATGGGAGCAGCTTCCGAGATGGCTGGGAAACAAGCCGAAGGTCTTGGTGTAAAGATCAGTATTCTCCGGAATAAGTTTCAGAATTTGTTCATTTCTTTCGGCGAAGGTGGATTTGCTAATATCCTGAAATTACTTATTGATGCTTTAACCAAACTCATTGATGTGATTTCCGTACTTGCTCAGAGTAAGTTGGTTCAGTTTGTGGCAATTTGGGGATTAGTAAAAGTTGCGGTCATTGGTGTGCAAATGGCTTTACGGGGATTAACGACCATTGGTCTTGCTAGTTGGGTAGGCATTTCCCGAGATGCGATTGCTACTTCCATAAGTACGATGGGTATATGGACAACCGTTATTACTACAGTTTCTACAGCTTTCAAGAATTTAATTGCCATCTCACTTGCTTCTTATTTAAATACCACTAGAGAGGCTATTCTGACGGCAATCAGCAATTTTGGTATTTTTAAAACAGTTTTATCAGGTGTTGGTTCTCAAGCAGTAACATTAACTGGAATATTAGCGGCACTACGAGCAGGTATTGCTGCTTTGATGGGCACATTAGGTTTTTGGATTACTCTTACAGCGGCAGTAGTTTTTGCTATGGTGAGTTTGTCCAATGCCCATAAAAAAGAAGCTGATGAGTTGGTCAACAAATCCCAGAAATACCAGGAAAGTGCTTTACAGCTTCAGGATTATGCTGCAAGACTGAGGGAAATGTCGGAGAAGCAAAAAGAGGGTAATGATGTTCAGTTGGAAAACATTGCCCTCATGAAGGAAATCCGAGAAAAGATTCCTGAAGTAACCGCTGAAATGCTTAATGGTGCAATGTCCATTGACAAGCAAGCGGAAGCGATGGATAAACTTGCCATAAGTCATGAGAAGTTGGCGGAAACCAAAGCAAAGGAATCCGTTAAATTGTTGACTGAGGAAATGTCATATGCTTCCGAAGAGATACAAGCCTATACAAAACGAATTGAAGAAAATACCAGTGCTTGGGCTTCTTTTCGTCAAGTATTCCATCCGTTTCAAACGTATGCCTCTTGGGTAAGTCATTTTAATACGGTTGTATGGGGATTAGGAGAAACTCTACATCTAACCAGATCAAAAGCCGACATGTGGGCTACTGCTCTTGGTATTAATATGCAGATTGTCTCCAAACGAATTGAAACTCTTGCTCAGGTAATTGGAAATCAATCTCCGAAAATGCGGGAAGAGATGTTGAAGTCCATTCCCAGTGAAGATTATAAAAAGAAAATCCAAGCAATCATTGCCATGAATGATCAGTACCAAGCTTTATTACAAGCCCGTACCGATTTTTCGACAAAGATGCAGGAGGAATATAAGAATTCGGTTGAGAGACTTGGGGAAACTTGGCAAGCTTATTTCATGAAACAGGATGAATTAGGTGCTAAGGAAGTTATGACCATTGCTGCAAATACGGCAAAGAAGATTGCCATAAAGGAGAAGGAACTAGAAAAAGCAGGAAATGATCAGGCAAAACGGCAGGAAATTCTTGATCAGATTGCCGAGATAGATCGGGAAGCTTACACTAAGATGATCGAAACTCGGGCAAAGAAAGTGGATGAAATGCTGAAGTTGATGGATGACTTCTATCAGAAAGAAGAAAATTCCATCAAAGCAGCGGCAGAGAATCAAAGAAGGGTACAAGAACTTGCCAGAGATAATGAAATCAACGCTCTGAATCTTCGGTTTGAAAAGAATGAGGAGTATTATAAAGAGAAAGCCAATATTGAGGAGAAATACTTACTCAAGACAAAGGAAATTATTGATGATGAGGCAAAAGCCAGTATAGATGCGGCTGAGAATATTTATAACCAAAAGAAAGACTTCCTGAATAAACAAACTTTATTGGAGAATGACGAAGCAGGTCGTCAAAAACTTCTGGTTGCAGAACAGCAACATTCTGAAAAGTTGGTTAACATCTATAAAAATCAACTGACTCAGTATAAATCCATTATGGATCAACGGAGACAGGCGATTGAGCAGTATCGGCAAGCTGCAATTCAGGCTGAAAAAGACATCATGCAGGCTGAGCGGGAACATGCCCAGCAAATGCAGACTCTTGAGGAAATCAAGAGAAATGCCATGCAGCTCACTATGAATCAGCAACAAAAAGCTCAGGATGATGTTGCCCGGTACGAAGAATTGATGACCAAGTTTAATGAAACGATCATCAGGGCAAATGAAGCTGGAGCTAAGGGAAATAAGGATCTGTATGATTCTTTAAGAGCAGAGGCTAAGAACTATGTGGATGAAGCTACCAGAATGATTGGTAGTTTGAAAGTCTATGAAGAGGATACTTCTAAGAAAACTGCGGAAGCAGCAAAACAAGCCAGAAAAGATCAAAAACAAGGTGATCTTGATTATTATAATGAATTAAAAGGAATTGCAGGAACATCTGCGGCAGATCAAAAAACCTTTATTGAAAGTGTTAGTCAAACACAGCAATTGCACTTGAGTAAGGTTGAAGCTTCAAAGGCTGCTTATGATAAATTGAATGAATCGGCAAAATCTTTTGGTCAGAGTGAAATTGATCGGAATAAGGAGTTAGCCACTAAAGAGCAAGAACGCTATCAAAAATTGATGACTGATTATGATGCCATTCAGAAGAAATACGAACAGGCTATCGTAATCAATATGGATAATTCCAAAGCTATTGAAGCCATAGATGCTTTGTCTCAGAAAATTATGTCTACTCCGTTTAAAGTGACGGTAACTTTCATGGGCAAAGCTTCTCCGGAAGATACTCTTGAAAATACCATTGCTGAAGTTGTTAGTAAACTGGATGGACTTGTTACCAGTTTAGGAGAAAAGACTGCCGCATTTACGATTCAGTTTATGGGTACATTGGGAACTTTAGCAGATCGTCAAGCATTGAATACCATTACAACCGGTATAATGACCAACTTGACAAATTTAACGGCAAATATTCAAGCAATAACTCCACCCTCTTTGACTTTCTGGTTTTGGGCAGAGGATGGTGCTGTTAAAGATCGGTTCATGACCATGTACACCAGAGTCAAAGATACCTTGACAAAGTTGGTTTCTTATGTCACGAATGAATTATTTCCGAAATTTGTTATTAAGGTAATTGGTAGTGATAGTGGAGTTGAAACGGATCTAACCACTTTAGCACAATCCATTTATACCAGATTTGATAGATTGACCAATCAGATCAATAGTATGAAACCGATTTATAGGATAATCACCGAATATGTAACGGTAGGTTCTGCACCGAGTACGACAACAGGTACGGGATTTGCTGAAGGTGGATCAGTTCCTGGAGAAGGTGATGGAGATACTGTTCCGTCGATGCTTACTCCTGGTGAGTATGTCATTTCTAAACCGACAGTAAATGCTTTTGGAACCGCATTTTTTGATATGATTAATAGCATAAAGTCTGGATTCTCGGTACCAAGAATGACTACTTCAGGTATCCCCGCATTTGCCGGAGGTGGGGCAGTAGGACCTCTTGAAACTTTTAACTTGAATTTAACAGTAGGATCTGAGAGAATACCGCTTAAAGTTATTGGAAATCCTGATTCCATGAGGAATACCGTAAAACGGCTTGAAAAAGAATTGGCGAAACTTAAATTAAGTAGAGGTTAAAAATGCCAGGAAAATTTGCAATATTCAGTACGGAATTAGGAGCATCGTTAACTCCGAGCGAATTGTCTGGAGTAACCACCCTAGTACAATTTGATCGAGATCCTATAGTTGATGGAGAGTATAATCCCTCTGCTGGAGCCAGTGTGCGTGGGTCTGTGATTGCTACTCTCGGTGGAGTAGTTGTTCAGGATTTTGGAGCAAATCCAAAAGATGGTAGAATTGAAATGTCAGATGAAGCGGCTTTATCCGAAACTACCATTAATTCCATTCAAACCCTTTATGAAGATGTTGGGGAACAATACTACTTCACTGATGGATACGATTGTTGGTTGGTTTATTTCAGCAAACCTGATGGTTTCAATTATAAAAGGAATTTGATTTCATCTCATTTTGGTGTACCCAGATTTGATTATACCCTCAAATTTGTTATTATTTCAAAGGATCTATAATGTCCAGTAAATATGGATGGAAGTTCATTTTAGATGGAACAACTGATATTACCGATCTGGTAACAAGTTTTTCCATTGAATGTTCTTTGGAATCATACTGTAGAGAATTATCTTTGGACTTGGCAGATGATGCTTTGTACGATACCTTAGATTTTTCGGTAATTCCAGATACTCCTAGAATCGAAGTATTTACCGCAATTACTGCAACTGCTGGAGATTATGGAGAAGAACTGGATTATATTTCTCAAGGAACATTCTTCATTGAACGTCCGACATATTCGGTAAATACGAATGAAACTACAACTGGTTTATGGGGAAGACAATCGACAGCTATTCTGGGAGAACCATTTGCTCAGAAAATAACAAAGATTTGGAATACTGATACAACGGTATTTCAAATTTTCCAGGAAATCTTAGAATCTGTCGGGTTGACTTGGGATTCCACCAGATGTGATCTTCAAGATTTTATGATATATGCGGATACTTTTGAGGCATACGATATTTATCCGATAGAAGCTTTACAGAAATTAACGGAACTTATCGTAGGTGCTGAAGGGTTCGTCACTTCCGATAGATTAGGAAATGTCTGGATCAGAAGGTTACAAAGAGAACCAGAAACTTCCGATTATTCCTTGATAGACAATGTGATCCAATCCATAAGTGACGAACCAGAATGGCCTGAATTTGGAAATCGAATCAAAATTATTCCTGGAGAAACTACATCTCAAAACACGGTAACTTTATTTATGGAAAGCACTTGTATGACTTGTACCGAAGATGAATCTTCCTATATTGTTGTATATGGTCAAGTGAAAGATGGTGAAGGTGTCCCGTTAAATGATGTTCAGGTAGATTGGTCATTCAGTCCTGCAAATCCTGCTTCTACTTGGTATATGTATCCGGCAATGGCAAAAACATCCACACAGAATGCCAAGACAATGTTAATTTCAAAGGAGTTGGCAAAAGCTGATGGTTTTAGAAAAGTAGCCACAAAGTTTCAAGCTTCCAGTATTGTTGGAATTTACGCTTATGCCGACAGAACACACTCCAAGAATTTTGCTCCTGAAGACGGATATGTTATTGATGGTAATAATATTCTGTTAACGGATGAAGCATTTACCTACTGTGATCAAACCGTTCTTATTTCTTATTATGCTTCTGGTATGGTTAGAAACCAAATTGTTTGTGAACCTGAAGAATATGTGGATGAAGATACTTTATTTGGAGAAGTCATTGTCATTGCAGCGGTATCTGGTAGAGAAGCCACAGAAACCCTATACGTCAATAATTCCTGTAAATGTCCTCCGACATTAACGGTAGAAGTTGATCCGTCTTCTTGTGCTGTTGGTGAAGAAGTAAAACTCACAGCTTATGTGGAAGCAGATGGTGTTCCGATCTCAGGAACAATTCGTATGCAAGAAACTTCGGGATTCGGAACTCTGCAAAGAACGGTAATGCAGACAGAAACCGTAAGGATTACGGAAAAGTCTGAGGCTGTTAATAATGTTATCGGAACAACTCAATGTGTTTTGTCTTCGGCAATAGAATCTGTGGTAAGTGTTTACCGATTAGATTCTGAGGGAGAAGAAACAGGATCAAATCTTTATTCATCTTTTAATGGAAGAACGATTGATTTGACTACGGCACTTGATACTGGTACAGATTTATCGGTAACATATAATAGAGCAGGTTCTGCGGTAAATTATATGACCGCAGATGAGAATGGAACAGCCGTTATCATTGTTTCCGTTGATGTTGATACTGAAGCAGGTCTATCTCAAACAGTTCAAGTTACTATTGGAGCAGATTCGATTGAGACAGGAACCACTGTAGAAGGTGAATATATGGTTCTTGGTCCTGATAAGGTTTATGCTTCTTATGGTAGTTCTAGTTCCACTTATTCTTTATATACAACAGGTGGTCCGTGGAGACTGGTAAAGAAAGTAGGTGGAGAACCTGTGCATGAAACGTACTCTTTAAATGATATAATTATTACGGTATCTGGTTCTGGTACATATACATTGGTAAATGGTGGTTATGTCAGATTTATGAATTACGATTGTAAGGGAAAAGCTTTTACCATTACAGCATACGATTCAGAAGGTCATTCAGCAAGTAAGGTTATTAATGTGGTATAGGAGGAGATTATGGCAAGACCGACGGTAAATTTGTTATTCAACTTAAATGCCTCAGATGTGGCATGTTCTAATCCTGCAGGAGATGCCAATTGGTTATTACTTGCTACTGGTGATTACCTTGTATGGAGAGATGGTCAGCAAGCTTCGGGTGATCTACTTTCTGGATTAAGTTATCCAGTTGTCATCCCTGAAACAGGTGTGGGAGAAGCTCCTAAATTATTTCTTGCAGATTACAGCGCAGGAACGTATAAGCATGTATATCTTGCTGGAACAGAAACAGGAGGTTACTATGGAGGCAATACGAGGTATGTTTGTGCAGCTTGGTTTAGCGGTGCAACGGCTACTATCCCGTACTTGGAAGCTTATGACGATGATACCCACGCAACTTGGGCGTGTGCGGCACTGGGTGACGGAACACCGGCTAACAGTGTCTTTAAAGCGGTTTGTACAACAAACGCCGCTCCTGGCAGCACTACTTGGACAGGTACGCCTCTTGCGGGAACAGCTTCGCACTTGGCTTTGGATACTGCGGCATTGACAACTTCCAAATATCTTTATTGGAATATGAAACATGTTACTGATGCAACCATGTCAGCTTGGTCAGCAGCCGACTGGAGCAACAATGATTTGGTTTTAACCATTCATTACACTTACGCTTAAGGAGTTTTACGATGTGGAAAATCAATCTGATTTTAGAACACGGAATGTCCGTGGAATTAAATGATGTTCGGTCAAGTAATCCCGGTTGGACTGATGCTCAACCGACAAAGATAGAAAGATTGGAATTCACCTTTCTTGATAAGAAAAAAGAAAAATATCGTATCGTTCTTGCCGGAATGCAATCCTACAATTTCTTTGTTGAAGGAATGAAAAAAGTTTCTGGAAAAGAATCAAAAATTCAAGGAATATGGTTTTTAGGACAAGTTCCGAATTCTGAACGAGTTGTCGGTTTTATTTTCAAAGATACCGTTCTTAAAATAACCACTGTCAAAGGTAGAGAATATCTAGGAGCACCGTCTTCAGGTTGGAAGTCAGGACTTATCGGACATTCTGTTATAGCTGAGGTCATTAAGGAGTAATCCAATGATTGGATTTAGTACGGATTTACGAAATGAAATCTTAGATGTGGTGAAGACTCATATTGATTGGGAAGGTGATGAATATGATCCGGCACATCTTTTGATCTATAGTGGGGACAGACCAAGTACCTGTCAAGAAATTGACGAATACGACAATATTTTATTAGCAGATTTTCTATTACCATATCCTTGCGGTACAGTTAATGAAGGTGTTCTTACTTTCGGAGAAATTGCAGATACTTTGGGACTTGCTTCTGGTACAATATCTTGGGGAAGAATTGTTGATTGTACCGGATATGCAGTTATGGATTTGTCTGCAACCACATACGTAGGAACAGGTGATCTTAAATTCGATTCATTAGATGTGGAGATAGATTTACCGATACATTGTACCGCAGCTTCAATAACCGAGGGGAACCCATAATGGCTATCAGTGGAGAATTTACTGCCACTTTACGTGGAGCTTCTGGTAACTTTCTATTCAATCAAGATGAAGCTTTAGAGGATATGGGGATTGTTCTCTCCCTTGTTGGTAGAGGTAGAGAAGATGTTCCTCTTCATTTTGGTTATAGCGGTTTAGCTTGGGAAGATATGTCGGCATACTTCGCTTTTTGTCGAGCCGGTAGTTATAATTTCAATGACATGTTGACCCATTTCTTGATTTGTAATGGGGCTACTTATGAGGATGTCAGTTTGTATTTTTCGGTTATCCGAACTCCGCAAACTTTAATGGCATATATCTTTGAAAAACTGTATTGTACAACAACGGAACTTTCAACGAATGGAGACATTTCACTTCTGAATTGGAATGTTTATCCGAATCAATTATGGTATGTTAAATTGATCGGAGATTCTGGATCAGGAATGACCGTTGAATTGTACGAAACAGAAACGGATCTTAATGCAGGAACAAATCTTGTAGCTTCGGGAACTGTCGATTCCGAAACTTTAGAAGTTGTCTTGAGTGATTCTTTACTTGTTGACATGGAATTCTACTACGAAGACTATACCGCGCATTTAACCGTATCTTCAATTCTATCAGGGACTTCAACTCGATCTTTCAAATTAAAACCTTTGACAGATATATCGGAAATAGATCACGCCGTTTATAATAATTCCAATATTAGTATTTCCCGAGGAGAAGCAGAACTTGATCTCCACACTTATGCAATCTTAGGAAGAGAAATCACATTGGCCACACATCTTCCTGAACTTGAATGTGGAGAAATTGTGGAGTTAAATAGTACCCGAAGGAACAAATTAGAAAAGTCTCAGGTTCTTTCTATGACAATTTCCGGAAGTGCTTCTGAAGACGGAACTTCAGAATTGACCACATCAATCAATGTAGCTAATTATTTGGAGTTATCACGACAATGATCCTTTTAAAAAAACCAAAGAGAGATAATCTTCTTCGGGCAAAGATCAATTCTATTGATTATGCTTCAGGAAGAATCGGGATTTTTACAAAGAATGGTTTGAAAAGTGTGGCTACATATTTAGGTAACATCTCCGATCTGAGAGTAGGAAATCAGGTTCTTGTTGGTAAAGTAGATGATGCCTTCATAATTCTGAATAAATTACAGAATCCTATTCGGAATTGTGGTATGATGACTTTTCAACCGGCAGTTGTTCCATCTACGACTCATTGGGAAGATTTCACTGGAGGAGAAACACCTTTTGTAGGATGGTCAACATGGAATTCTATTTGGAGTGATGGTACTGGAACAGCTGATCATCAGGGTGTTTGGGGAGGTTCTTTATATCCGGAAAAGAATTATTGGAATGAAGGATGGACTTCTCCGCAAGTAGGTAATGATTATGTCACCATGCTTCCTCCAAGACAATCTATTGTTGATGGTAAATATCATTATGAATGTGACCCGTCTTCTAATTGGGAAGATAATTACAGTTATGTCAATGATGGTTTTGAATTTTATCCATTATCTTCATCCTACTTCATTGAACATACTGCCCATGAATTTTATATTAAATACGATACCACCACAACATTTAAAGGTGCTGAGGGACCCAGTGTTTTTTATGTACTCATCCATTTAAGCGATGATCTGTCAAGATATGCTGAAGCTGATTATGGAAACAGTATGTATCTCTGTTTAGTGGGAAGTAATTCAACCTATGCAAGTCATCCGACATTATATCAAGCTCGTACTAAGGGAGTTGGTGGATATCGATATAATGTTTGGTATCTATCAATGCCGGGGGTATCTGTAGGTAATTGGAATATTTCTAATGATGGTACAGTTCCCATCACTGTTCCTTGGTCCACTCCTATTAGAGATGTAGCTATAGAAATGGGATTTGATGCAGGGTGGACATTTGAAATGGATATTGATTTTATAGACATTAAATAACTTGCATTTTAGCACCAATTTTGCTATGTGCTTCAAGGAGGTAGACATGATCCGAGCGAATATTGATATAACAATCGTTGAAGGTGGAACATACGATAAGACATTTCAATGGAAGTCTGGAGATCCTGCAGTTGGTGTTGATCTTACTGGTTGGACCGGATCAATGATGGTGAGAGCGAAACTTGCAGATGCTACTCCACTGATTCAAGTTCCTGCAGCAACAGTTGGTTGGTCTGCCGATGCTGATACTGGAATTTATATTTATACTCAGTCTGGAGAAGATATTGGAAAATATCGAATCTATTTGAATGATACGGATACTTCCAATATTTGTTCGGCTCATAAAAATATTTCTGGTGTCTATGACTTATTTTTGTCAAATCCTTCAGGTGAAGTTGTTTACCAACAGTATGGTGTTGCTACCATTTATGCCGCAGTAACGAGGGATTAATATGAAAAGTGCAAATATGGGGAAGAGTACAAGTGGTCATCCGATAGAAACTTTGTTTCCGAATAGAACACATGTTCTGGAATTATCGAATGTAGCCGTAAGAAACGAAATACCATTTGTCCAGAATCAGCTTCGTTTATATGCAACCGGTGATTGTCATTTGAAATTCAGTACTACCGGAGAAGAAGCGACCGTAAATGATTGTCCACTTCCTGCAGGGATTGTTGAATACTTCTATGTGGAAGGTCACCATTATATTTCTGCAATTTGGGCTGAAGGAGAAACTGTAGGGAAGTTGTATATTACAGAAATGGGTTAAATCATGCACATTGGCGGTTACGCTACATCATTAATGAGAAGAATGGTTATCCCCAGTGACGGGTCCGCTGGGGATTTTATCATTTTAGGAGAAGGTTCTTTATCTTCCGTAACTTTGACTGAAGCAAAGTCTACTTTAGGTGTGACTAACCTGGAAGATAAATATGTAAAATGTTTGTGGTTTGAGGTGGTCAATTCAGGAACCAGCGGCACTCTGACACCTCCTACAAACAGTACACTTTTGATGGATCAATGGGCTGCTGGAGTAGATGCTCTGGCAAGCACCCTTAATTCAGGTATTCCGACATTGATCGCTCCTGAAACGAGCGGTGGAATAGACATCACCGCAACCCTCGACGTTTCTGGAAACTGGACTTTGTCAGGAACACCGGCAGCATATCCCGTAGCGATTATCTATTGCTACAAGGTCAAGTTAAAAGACCTTGATGATACTAAGGTTATTGGTGGCATTGAGGTCGTGATCGAAGGTGAAGGAGGAGGAAGCAGTGCAGTAACTTCTGTTAATGGTTTAACCGGAGATGTTGTTATCACTATCCCCGTAACAACAGTTAATGGTTTAACCGGAGATGTTGTTATTGATATTCCAGTTACATCGGTCAACGGTTTGACCGGGGATGTCTCGCTCACCATCCCCCAAGCCGGAACGGACTACTTAACCCCCGAGACACTCGCTTTGACCTACGAACCGATTCTACCAGTCACTCCTGAATCTCCGGATACCATGTATCTGAATGGGAACAGAACGTGGGCTGCCATAGTCATCGGTAGCGGTGGATATGCTGCTAATGTTTATCCTAAAGCAGCAACTTCAACGATTTACTCCGAATATAAGCAAGCAAGTTATACCAATGATGCTTCTGAATCAGTGGAAACAATAACTTGTTCTGTGGCAGGAGAAGTTGTTGGAGAATCTTTTCTTTATGAAAGTCCTCTTGGGATTACCAATGTCGATGCTGGTACTTGGAATTTCAGTTTGTATTGTAAAATCAGCACAAAAGCTGGAACTGCTCAAGTAAAGTTTGAAATTTTTGTACGGGAATCTGGTGGAACTGAATCCATTCTATTCTCGAAATATAGTAATGATTTAAATAATACGGATTATCAGGTCATTAAAGCTGATTATACCGGTCCTATTTATCCGGTTAATACAACTGATAGAATGGGAGTTCGATTTTATTTCAAATCGACTGCCGCAGCTCCAGTAACTTTGAGTTATGTTTATGGAGGAGTAAATACCAGTTACCTTAATACTCCTTTGAATATCAGACATTCCCAACTTCGTGGATTAAATGATGATACCAATTACCAACATATCACTTCTACTCAGGTGAGTAATATACATGCTCCAGGTTCTGATAATCAAGACCTTTCAGGATTGATGGTTAAGTCTAGCAACTTGTCGGATCTTACAGATGCCACAACAGCTAGACAAAATCTCGGAGTTGAAATTGGTGCGGATGTTCAAGCATACGATCCGAACATTGCATTCCGAACGGATAAGCTTTCCGCTTTTGCAATAACTACTTCCGCAGAATTTGCAGGTATTATTTCTGATCCAACTGGTACAGGTTACGTTGTTCTCAGTGATAGTCCGACATTTACAACAAAAATAACCACACCTGCTGTATGGGCTTCTGGTGTAAACGGACTATTACTGGCAGATGATGGTGGTAATGGTATATTTATTGAAGATGGTGGATACGTCGGAATAGGCACAAGTAATCCGTCTGTTCCTTTTGAAATAAATAGCACCATAACTGCTATGGCAAAGTTGGTACATACTACAACTTCTGGATTAGGAGGTGGTTCTGGTATTTATCTCACAGTAAATGACGGTGCTGCCGTTGCTTCTGGAGATAGATTAGGATATTTGTTTGGTGGCGGTACTTATGATGCTTCCAACAATTTTGCTTATTCTGCTGGATTTTCTTTTTATACCACAGAGAATTGGGAAGCTACAAAAAGAGGAACAAAGATTGTCATAGAGGGTACGAATACGGGAGCAACTGGACGTGGTACTTGGATGACAATTCTTGATGGAAAATTAGGAATTGGGATTGCTGATCCTGCTCAAGGGATAGATGTTTCAGGAAGTGTTCAAGCAACCACTAGTATAATCACACCGGAAATAACTGCATATGGAGAAGGGACATTAACTTTATCCGATAATTCAAATGAAGTGGTATTAAGTGATCTTAAAACTGCGGTTGATAATACACACGCTTCTGGATCAGATAATCAAGATTTATCTGGATTGATGGTTAAATCCAATAATCTTTCTGATTTAACAGATACCATTACTGCCAGACAAAATCTTGGCGTTGAGATCGGTGTTGATGTTCAGGAGTATAATGAGGATATAGCCTTAAATGCTGATCTCTATCCTGCTATTCTATCCAGAAATATAGGACAGAGGATCATACATGGCAGAAATACGACTCTTCCGGCATTTCAAACAACTGATTTCAGTGAACTTGCATTAGGAACCACCTTTGATTTTTCTGTGATATGGGAGGGGACACAAGATAGTTGGGTTTCTGCAACGACCAGATATTTCATATATAAACACGATGGTTCAACCGGAATAATATTTGGGGTATATTCTGATAATAAATTGTTTGTCACTGTAAACGGTACCACGTATTACTCAACAATAGCAATTACGTTCGGGGATGAAGAGAGTCATGCGCTAGGGGTTACTGTTGAGAGGGAATCAACTACCTCAGATGGTAGCATTGTTTTTTATGTTGATGGAAGCATATTAGGAGATACTGTAACGATAACGGCAGGTTCTCCATTATCAATAACAACAACAAGTAATTTGTATGTTTCATCAGGGCCAAGTGATCGTTATAATGGCTCAAGTAAATCTTGCTATATATATAATGTGGCATTAACGGAAAACGAGATGCGATCTGCACTATTCAATGGTGTTGGTAGTTGGCATATTTGGGGTTCTTGTGTTTATCGGTATTTCAGTGATTTTTCTTCGGTGACAGATGGTTGGAATGCCACGAGGGCAACAAGGACTGCAAATATTGATGGGATTGCAGGACAAGATGATTGTTTAAGGGTATATGCTTCATCTGATGCAAACTCAACACATTATATAGGTAGATCAGGTACATTGGTTCCCAATCGTTGGTATAGAGTGTCTTTAGATTATTACATCCCTTCTGGTAACACCAACGTGAATGGAATACGTTTGGCTACCGGAGCAACTTCAGAGGTTTGGGATACGATTGGATCTTGGACGACAGCATCATTGATTTTATATTATACCAATCCATCTTTGGTTATATATCAGTTAAAAAATGGTTCAATTAATTTTACTGGTGCTGGCGTAGTCACGGATGATTTGATTTATATTAAAAATATAAAGGTTGAGCAATTGGGGGCTATCTGTGGTTATGATACCGGTGGTATGCAACCAGGTGCGTCGCAATGGATTGATAGTTCAACCAATAATTGTCATCTTGTTCAACCAGTTGGTAATGGTTATGGTATTCTACAGCAAATGAAAGGAACGTTTGAAATTCGATGGACTTGTACCTGGAATGGCACACATGAAGCTCAATATATTGGTGGATTTAATCAAGCTATTGTTCCCGAAAATGGATATATACAGAGCTGTATGGTGTATATAGAAGGAACAATCATTGAGGATATTATTGTTGGTGATGGATCTGATACAGAGTATTGGGTGGCGTCAACAACTGGTTTGGCCGCTGGTAAACGGACCTTACCTATAGCCCATAGATATCCGGATGGTACAAATTTTAAGATGATTGTTGATCCGGATGCAAACTTTACAGGGTCAATCCATTTTTTATTTCGAGGAGATATAATGGAGGTGTAGATAATGGAAATAATGGTTGATGGAGAATCCATACAAATTCTATTGGTTGATTTTGAACATGGCTTTGTTGATTGGAAGAGAATAAATAAAGGATACTCTGGCGTTTGTGTTTCAGAAATTGGAAAAATTGATTTTACTACGATGGAAACAAATATACAAATTGCTTTAAAAGCAGAATTAAAAGGAAAAATCAATCCTTTGTCCAATTTAAAAGACATAGGTTCCGAAAAATCTGAATAAATATATTAAATGATTTAATATATAGTAAATATTTTATGGGGGTTTATAGTGCCTCAATTAAATAGATTAGATGAACTTGTAAAAAAGCAGGCAGAACAGCGGAATCGTCTTCTCCGCAGCGACCAATTGAAAGAACGAAGTCGAGTTCATGCTGTATTTGGAAATATGATTCTGAGCAAGAAATTGAGGAAACTATTAATCACTTCACCATTTCAATTATTGCTTATGAAGATTGGTATTTTACTTGCATTATTTCTTGATTGCTATATTTTATTGATGAGGTAAAAATAATGGCCACTGATACTGATGCCCAGATTGTCACCGTTACTGAAGAAGTACAGTCCACAATCGTTGAATCTGAAGATGTGGAATATATTACTCTGGAAACAATAACTGCAGGACCGCAAGGACCGACAGGTCCGCAAGGGATTCAGGGAGAAACTGGACCTACTGGAGCAACCGGTCCTATTGGTCCTACTGGAGCAACCGGTCCACAAGGACCTCAGGGAGTTCAAGGAATTCAAGGAGAAACCGGTCCTGCTGGACCTACTGGAGCAACTGGAGCAACCGGTCCACAGGGTCCGCAAGGAATCCAGGGAGAGACTGGGGCACAAGGTCCACAAGGAATCCAAGGAGAAATAGGACCTACTGGAGCGACTGGTCCTGCTGGAGCAACTGGTCCTCAAGGAGAAACTGGTCCAGCTGGACCGCAGGGTATTCAAGGAGTTCAAGGAGAGACCGGTCCAGCTGGACCGCAGGGTATTCAAGGAATCCAAGGAGAGACCGGAGCAACAGGTCCTGCTGGTCCAGGTAATTTAAACTATCGAGGTGTTTGGGCAACATCTACCAGTTATGCTCAGTACGATGTTTCTAAAGGTTCCGATGATTTGTACTATCTGTGTGGTACAGGACATACATCTGAATCTTCTACAGAACCTGGTGTAGGTGCTTCATGGGAAACTGTATGGACGTTATTCGGTGGAGGAGAAAGTTCATCAACACCTGTTGTCAATGATTTTCTTGTTCAACAAATATTCAGTTAGGAGGGTTCGATGGCAACCGCAGTTAAACGAAAACTTAGTGGAAGTACAGACGGAAAAGCAATCAAAATTGCTGCTACAGCTACCGCAGGTACGGCAATTCATACTGCGGTTTCAGGAACAATCGATGGAACTTATGATGAAATCTGGCTCTGGGCTTATAATTCATCCACTGCAAATGTGACTCTCACTCTTGAATGGGGTGGAGTTTCTGTTCCGGATAATGTAATTGTTCAAACAATTCCATACAAATCAGGAGGTATATTAATTGCCCCTGGATGGATTCTTCAGAATGCTGCCGCAGTTGCCGCTTTTGCTGGAGTAACTAATGTAATCACCATTTTCGGATTCGTGAATAGGATGACAGACTAATGGCATGGAAAGGTGTTTTTAATTTCCGAAAGAAATTCACAGTATCACATCCTGACGGAGCTTTAACAAATTACCCCATAAAGATCATTGTTGGACAAAGTGCCGAATCCGTAGGATGTGACATCCATTGTGATAAAAAAGTTTCCCATAATTTTGCCGATGTTCGTTTCTGTAGTTCTGATGGAGAAACCTACATTGATCATTATTTGGAATCCGTTTCTGGAACACATCCAAATAGAGTCGCTGTTTTCTGGGTAGAATGTCCTACAATAGGTACATCCGATACTGATTTTTATATGTATTATGGAAATAGAGATGGTACTAGCATGAGTTCTTCTGCAAATACAGGAGATACTTGCGGGGATACTTTTGAAAGAGGTGCCAATGGTGCTAATATTGCCACAGGAGGTGCTTGGACCATTCTTCAAGGTTCTTGTGTAATTTCTACAGAACAATATAAGGTAGGATATCGAAGTTGTAAGTTAGTTGGTTCAGGAACTCCCGGACAATGTAATATTCCATGTACTGCGGCAACAGGAAAAGTTATTCGATTTTGGGCATATAAACCAAATACTTCCGGATTTACTTTTGCTCATGGTGATGGTGTTCATCGTATTTGGATGAAATGGGATACTGATGAAGGCATCTATTTTGTTAATTCTGTGGAAGCTTACGGTAGTAATCTAGGAACAGTCACCGCAGATGCTTGGCATTTATTTGAATTTAAAAATATTGATTGGTCTGTTCCGACATTTGATATTTATGTGGATGAGGTATTTCTTGCCACGGTTACAGATATTGGGCATTATGCCAGTGCTGAAATAAATAAAATTTGGATGGCTAATGGATTAACAGATGGAACTCATTGTTGGTTTGATAATCTTTTTGTTTATACTCCACAAGCAGTTTTGCCGACAATCACAAATATTTATGATGAAGAAATAACTCCTTGGTTAGATGGTTGGTCTTATAGAAAAGCCGTGGCAATTACGGCATCAAGTTCCCAAACTGATTATCCTATACGATTATTTATTCATTTGAATCTAGGAGATATTACTGGAGTAACCAGAAATATTTGGGTGAATAATCATGTTAAACCAGATTTTACGGATTTAAGATTTACATCCGTAGATGGAACAACTTTATTAGATCATTGGATTCAAGGTGTGTTTGGTACTTGGCCAGCAATGTATGCGATTGTTTGGGTCGAATGTCCGACTTTATCGACAACTGCTACCACCATTTATATGTATTATGGTAATCCAGATGCCACAGATACTTCTAATGGATCTAATGTTTTCTCCTTCTTTGATGATTTTGCAAGTGAAACTCTTGATTCATCTAAATGGACTACCGTTCAAGGAACTCCTGATTTTAGTTCTGGAACATTAAAATTAACCGGTACTTCAGGGACAAGAGGTTTATTTGCTTCAAAGATTACTTTTGCAGAACATTCGGCAATTGGTGTTAGATTAAAAACTGAAGCAAATCAATTATTTAGTGATAATCAAATTGGTTTTTATAAAACAGCTTCAGTTGCTGGTCTTGCTTTAGAAAGTGTTCGATTTTATGGTAACGGATCTGCAAATGGTATCACTTTTAATACCATGAAAGATGATGGGTATAGTAACCAAGCTCAAGATTGTTCTGTTACGGATTTAGCAACCTATCAATATTATAATATGCAATGGGATGTTTCTAACTGTAAATTTTATGAAGGAGATGATTTAAAATTAACAAATAGTAATTATACTTACACCACTGCAAAATATCTTTGTCTTTATGAAGGATCAAATACTGCTCGGAATGTAACATTGGATTGGATCTTTGTTAGAAAATTTGATCCTACGGCAGAACCTACTCAATCTTGGTCACTATATGGTTCCGAAGATACAGCAAGAGATTATTACCCGAATGCTATTCCAAATTATCCTAAAAGAGGACGAAGTAGACTTCCTGGTAGAATGAGGTGGACAGGTCGAAGATTATCTCGATTGGCAAATCAAATCGAAATTGATCCTCCCTATGATCAATGGTGGAGTGGTCAAATAATTACTGTTGGACTAGGTAAAGATTTTTACAGTATTCCAGAAGCAATCGGATTTGCTTCCAATGGAGCGATGATACTTGTTGATCCAGGACATCATACCAATGCTTATAGAAATAATTGGAATAGTGCTCCTTGGTGTGAACGAGATTATATTCTTAGAGGAGTTGGTTCCGGACCTTGGGATACTGTTATAGATATTGATGATACTTATGGGACTATAGGTGATCAAGGTTGGTATCATGCCGGTAATACCAGAATTTTTTGGGAAAACATTCGATTCCGAATGAACTCTACACGTTGGTTTCAGCAATTAGAATTGTATTCTGCTGGACAAATTACCCATATGAATAAAGTGGTTTTTAATCCTTCATATACAACTATTTATGGATTATGTGGACAATCTGCTTGGAATGCAGATTCTAATGGAGAACTTTTGCTCAGAAATTGTTATATCTCTAAAGGGTATTCTCATTTTGCCAGTACCGATTTGACTAAGGTTAGATTAATTAAATGTCAATTAGATACCACACTTTCTGGTGGATCAGGTGCTTTGGCCGAGAATGACCATGTGACTTCTGCTACTTTAGATTACGGACCGAATTATGGAAAACTTTTTATTCGAGGACTTACCGATGATATAAATAATGCCACGTTGTAAGAAGGAGTTGCAAAATGTCCGAAGAATTAGAAGCATTGAAGAAAAAATCAGAATGTCAGGAAGATCGAATTGATTTGATGGAGGAGCGGTATCTTGAGATAGCCAGTAAGATGGATTCCATCCTTAAAAAACAACAGATTTATACGGAAGAAATGGTTCATTTCCGAGAACATCTGATGGAAGCTCTTACGGCAAAATCTCAGGAGAATAAAGAAATTCAAGAAACTATCTCTGGTTTACAGGAGAACTTTAATACATTCTCCAAGGATTCTTTTACCAAAGATCATTTAGAAACTCTGTGTAAAAGAATGACATCCATAAATGATAAATTGGCTTTATTGGATAGTTTCGAATGGTTTATTGACGCCACTAATAAATGGAGAACTCAACTGTTCTTGGGAACCCTAAGAGTGGCTGCATTTATAATTTTTATCTACATGTTGGCTCATGTAGAAGTGGTTAAAAAAGTTTTCAAATTTTTTGGATGGGGAGGATGATCATGATTTCCAAAGAAGCATTACAACGGATTTTTCCGAAAGCAGATTGGGAGGAATTATATGATCTGCTTGTAAAAGCAATGGCAAAATATCTTATAGATACTCCAAGAAAGCAGGCAGCTTTTCTTGCTCAGATTGGACATGAGTCTGGAGGGTTTGTCTATCGAGTGGAAAATCTCAACTATTCTGCATCTGCTTTGCGGAAGGTATTTGGAAAGTATTTTCCAAATGATACCATTGCTGCCGAGTATGCAAGAAAACCTGAAAAGATTGCAAATAGAGTGTATGCAAATCGTATGGGTAATGGTGATGAAACTTCTGGTGATGGATGGAATAATCGAGGGAGAGGATTCATTCAGATAACCGGAGCTTACAATTATCTGAAATTAGGAGTTTCTTTGGATAAGACTATTGAAGAGGTTCGAGAATTTCTCGAAACCACTGAAGGGGCTATTGAGAGTGCTGCTTGGTTTTGGTTGTCTAACCGACTGAATGGATTAGCCGAAGGCGGTCAATTCAAAGCTTTGACGAAAGCCATTAATGGTGGGTTGAATGGGTATGATGATCGTTTGGATCTGTACACCAAACTTCTTCCGGAATGTATGGAGACATAATGATATTCCCAGTGAATCCAATATCCTTTATTAAGGATTACGGAAAGATAATTGCTGCGGCTACTATCTCGGTTATCCTCATTTACTTTCTGACCATGATGACAATCTATAAATCACGTTACGAGACACAAAAAACTTTGGCAGAGACACGGTTAAAGACGGTTACCGAGCAGAATCAACAAATCATAGAGTATAAAAAGAATATTGAACTTGCTAAACAGCATGAACAACGGGTGGTACACATCCGACAGAAAGGTGCAAAGGTTCATCAATCCATAGTGAATATGAAATCGAGGGAATTGACCAATGAAGAAAAAGATATTGCTGTTGTTATTGGTGATAGGATCAATCGGATGCAGTCCGACAGAAACGATAGTTCAAAAACCGGTGGAAAGATACTGCCAGGAACCAGCGGTGATATATCTGACTCCACCAAAAACAATCCCTGAACTTCTGGATAATTACAACCAGTTGACCAGTTATGCCTTAGAATTAGAAAGTACAATAAAATGCTATAAGGGAGGTAATGATGTTAGAGAAGATCAAGGGGGGAATAAAGCAGTTGTTCGGTGAGGAGGGATCAGTCTCAATGATGAGAATGGTTTCTTTTGTAACAGTGGTGGACATTCTCAGTGTATGGTCATATACCTGTATTGCTACAAAGAAAGTTGAGGACGTTCCCACCAATGTTCTTGCAATTTTTGTTACAGTCATTAGTGGGAAAGTCCTCCAGAAATTCAAAGAGTCGAAGACTACCAGTTAATATGATCGAATAAAATCGGAATCTTACTCTTGAAATCCATCAACTGTGGACGCATAAGTTCTCTCATTTGAGGATGAGCTGCGTCCGCAGTTCGTTGTTCCATCACATGTAACCATTCTGTAATGGAACAAGTCACCGAAAATTCCGTTTTGACTTTGATGAGAAGATCACCCCGAGCTTGCTGCGGTGTCAACCCCTCTTTCAGCATTTCCAGATAAGTGTATTCCGAATATAGAGCATTTTTGAACCATAGATCATCTGTTCGAGTTTTCCATTTAGGTATATTTTCCCAAATTTCTTCATACGAACTATATTCTCCCTCAGGAATGTCAATCCAGGGAGGAATGATAAAGCAAACACCACCCGATTTCATGTAATTACAGTATCGAGTGGATTCCTGCATTGCTGCCATGGGAGCAAAATCGTCTTCATCTCGAACACATCCGTTAGGAAGAATCTCCGTTAATTTGTGTCGTAACCACTCATGACTTACACCGCGATCACAGACATACTCTGCCGTGATATGAAGATGATCAAGAATGGCTACGTGACCTTCTCTCATACGTTTTTCCATAAAAGGAACACAAGACCCGGGTTCAATCTTACCTTCTGTCTTGTAGCATTTCCGTCCTTCGAGTTCCAATACTTCCAGAACTCGTTGACCGATAACATCTTCCCAAGGAGTCAATCCCATCCTTGTTGTTTTCCAACCTGGTTTTCTTAAATACATTATATAGAACCTCCATAAAACTTTGATGGTTGAATGTCATAAACCTTTGTTACTTCTCCACGTTTCTCTTTTTCTTTTCTTCTCCTTTCTCTAGCCTTTAATTTATATTTCTCTTTCAGGTTTAACCGATCTTTATTTGCATGGTACCATTCACGTTTCCATCTTCGGTTACGATCTGCTGAACAAGAAGCTGTACAGCAAATTTGTTTGTCACAATGAGGAATAAACCTATTACCACATTCAGGACAAATCCTTTCTTCCCAAACTCTTCGATGTTTTTCTAACCATCTTTGATGTTCGGCATACATTCTGCACCATTTATCACAATACTTTTGACTTGGGTGTTTCATCTCAAGAGGTTTTTTACAGTATCCACAAAAATGAGTAGTCTCATTTTCTGGTTTATTTTTCCAGATAAAAGGACTACTCTTTCGTTTATACCCCGTCCTTCTGTGCCGTGCCATGAATTGCTTCATGAAACAGATGGTGTATTCTCTTGAGGTGATCGGTATCTACTTTGGATAAACTGTTCATGTACTTTCGGACGTTGTTAATATAGAGGGTGCGGACTCGAATGTTTTCAATTTGTTCATGGTGTTCTTTTGTTGTTGGAGCGATTGTTCTCCAACTCCAGATGTCTGGGGTTCTTTCCCGACCATCTGGTCGAAAATGAGTATCATCTCCTTCTAATTTGATAAAACCTTTTGGAGTTATTTTGATGATCTTGGTGAGTTGGTATGGTTTACCCTCTCTGTCAAATATGGTTACGGGCATCCCTACAGCCCATTTGTTTGGATCAGCCATGTTTCACCTCAAAGTGTTCTTTTGTAAATAATCAAATAATTCTTTGGATTTAAAATGAAGATTTCTTCCTCCTAAAGGATGGTCACCACGCCTTCCCCGCTTTGCTGCAGGATCAGCATAGATAACAAATTTTCGATTAGGAATTCCTTTATTAAATTTTTCACAGGCCTCTATGGCTTTATTGCGGATTCGTTCTATATCATTTTTAAATCCAATAATAAATCGGGATGCTTTTGTTCGGACTATTTCACCATCTTTTTCTTCCCATCGAAATAATCCAATTGTATAATAAATGGATTTTTCCGATCGTGATCCCAATTCTTCATAATCCCATTCACCCTTTTTCATCGTAGACCTCCATCCTGTGATGGTGGCA